CTCTCTCAAGGGCCATCTTATCAGAAGCCTGTTTGTTCTTGGAAGCAATGTCTGCCATCTTAACCTGCAGATCTTTTGCTGCTTTCTGTTGATCATTTGCCAGCTTGCTCACCTCAAGGACATCAGGAACAGCGTTTGCGTTCACATCCTCAGCTTCAACATTACCAAATCCTGTAGCCTGGATGATGGCAATTTCCTTCTTATTGATTCTGTCAAGCTCCTTCTGGTAGTCGTCATGAGCAATCTTCTGCTCAGCCATAACAGCCTGCTGTTGTAATTGAGCCTCAGCTTGTTGTTGTTGCTGCTCCATCTGTTGCTGCTGCATTTGCATTTGCTGTTGCTGCATAGACTCCTGCTTGTCCTTAAGGGTCTTGAACACCTTCTTCATTTCCCTTACAGACTTGGTGGAATACAGATGAATAACGTCATACAGACTGCCTCCATTCTGCATAAGAGGCTGTGCAAGTTGCCTAAGCTCATTGAACATTTGTGTGTCATCAGGACGATTTGTTAGGAACACCTTCAAATCACGGAATTTCAGGTCAGATCCGTTCACCTGCACAAATGCTGATTCACCCTCCGATGTTATATACGAGAGGGTAGATTGTGGCTTTTTGCTTTCAACATATAGGGCAGCATCAATTATTGCTTGGTAGAGCTGACCCATTACGTATTCATGCGCCACAAACAGAGGCTCTGTTTGAGCATAGGATTGTTGAATTGCTGCATTGGTTCCTGTTGCAGATTCAGAAGCTTGAATTGATCCAAGCCTTTGTCTGCTCATACCAACAAGTTCCCAACACTCGTTCTTGAGCTGTTGAGCCAGTGTGTAACGAGACTGGATCTCTTGCGTACGTGTGAGATCTATGTCTCTAAACTGGTTGAAGGAGGATGGGGATTTGAGGTTCTCTGGAGAATCATCAATGAAAACCACCCCTCTGTTCCTGGCTTCCATTTCCCAGACATCTAATGCATCTTGAGCATCTCCATCTTTAGGGACAGGTACGTGCCTGATGGATGTCAGATAGACCTTACCCACTTCTTTCTCAAGAAGCTTGTAGAGCTGGTTCATGCACACATTGTACAGCACCTGGAAGGGCTTCATCATATCAATCAAGCTCTTGGCTTCAGTGTTCTTGATTTCATGTGTAAGCCCGATTATAGGACAATAAGTTAATAGCTTATATGGCTTGATGTGGTAGATGTCTGGACCAATCTTGATGCCCTGATACCACTGATTAATCCATCCCCAGTCAAGGGACTGCTGTGTGGGGATGGTGCCACTCTTGTAGGATTCATCCACAAGCATAGACTGCTCATTGCCCACTTCGTCCAAATAGATGAGCTTGCCTATCTTCTTCTTTGAAATCCAATAGGCCCTAACCACCACGTATTTATATCCAAAAGAAGAGACATTTGATGTGAGTCCAAGGAAATCCTTAAGCCCATCGTCGTTCTCTTTCATTTCGCTCTCTATAATCATCCTTGTCTGGAGAACGAGAGGATCGTAGGTATCGTATTGTACAGAGTCTATACCAGGAATAGCATCAGGATTTCCCAGGTTGGACTCACGTACATTGATGAGTCCGTAGTCTTGAAGGGATGACCTCAGATGGTCAATCTCATCCTTTGTCAGATCGGGAATACTTTCAATTATCTCAGAAAGCTCCATCACCATGACAGTGCCAGCAGCATAAGCACCTTGTGCTCTACCTGTGGGATCTGAAATATATTTTCTATCAGGAGTGGTAAGAAACCATGTGTTCTTAGGATTTGCCACTTCAATATTAAAACCCAGTTTGGAATTATCTTCATATATGTGGTAGAATTCTCTTGCCGAAATACAAAGATCTCGGAATGCGTCCTCGCTCTTTTCTTTTATATTAAATTCTGCTTTTTGACATGTCAGTACATGATTGGCCCATTTTTCAGCTACAGATGTGTAGCTATCCAGCTCATCTTTCACATCTTCCATTGTCATTTCCTGAAGCTGTTCTTCTTCAATTTCAGCACCTTCCATCATGGCCTTCTGCATAATCTTTTCCTTGGCGCTGTTTATTACAAAACTCTGGAGCAGTTCTGTCTTGTATTCCAGCTCTTCAGCCTTGGAATCATCGTCAAATGCCTTCACCCTAAACCCATCTGGACGCTTTGTGATTTCTCCTACAAGCTCATTGAGGGGAGTGGTGATGATGGAATAATGCTTGACATATGCAGGAAGTTGAAGATCTGTTGTGAGCATTTCTGTAAAGCTCTTCACCTGGGGCTCCTGGTAGAAGTCTTCCATTCTAAGGATTCCTTTTACAAGGTCGTAGTTCTTAACAAATGTGTCTCTGTTCTTTACATATTCAGCATAAGCCTTATTTGCAAAGTAGTCCATAGTGTTCTTAATCCAGCTCTCGTCCTGCTTTTCCTTTTCTGTTTTAAACTGATCAGGAAATATATTTAGATAGGCATACCTGATGGTAGCGTCTTTTGTATATCTTATAATTGCCATTATGTAAACAGTTTACGTTTTTTAGTGTTAAACATCCCCCTGGATTCTGTGAACAGGGAGGGCTTTGTCTTTTTTGAGAACAAGGCTGCCACCCTTTCATCACCTGAACCACCCACCTTCCCAAGAATAGGATCCATCTTTAGCGCCTGAGCAATGGCTAGTTCTGCTGCCACAATACGGTCAAAGTTACCCTCGTCGTTATATTGTATAATTTCCTCTAGAAGAACAGGATCGAACATCTTGCTCACGCCTGTCACCTCTCGTATAACATCCCCTTCTTCGTTCTTTTCTCTGTGAATGACATCTTCCATATACTTCTTCAGACAGTTGTGAAGATAGTCAATTATCTTTTGCGAACTTCTGTGCACCCCATATTCTCGCTTCACTGTCGTATTGGGAACCACTTCCATCAACCATTGAGGCTGCTTTTCCAGGTAGTGGGCATCCCCTTTGCTCTTCATATATTCAATGAACGATATATCATCATTCTCACAGAGCGTTCTGGCGTTATAATACTTTATCAGGAGTCTGGCCTGTTCCTCCCAGGTTTCTTTCTTATCTGGACGAGCTACATAGCTTGCCACAAACATGTCCTGGTATTTCTCTCCCGTAATATCATGCATACGTTTATAAATATAAACTGCTCCTAATGAGGAGCTATATGCTGATTTACCCTGTCTGTAGGGGTCCACCCCTGCTACATACAGTCCGTATGTGGGGTTGCTTACAGGAAATTCATATATGACAACAGGAGCATCCTTGAGATCACTATTCTTCAGGGGGAAGTTGGAAATGGGCTGCTTGTCTGTAAACTCATGAGCAATCTTCTCCCCATCGTTGAACAGAATTACAGGGGTTCCTGTTTTCTCCTGCTGCTGCAGCCTGAACTTCTGACGTTTGGCTGCCTCTATATCGAAGATGTTTGTGTCCTCATTAAGGAAGATGTCATCCACCTCCAATGGGTAGTACATCTTTTCCTTCAGATAGGCTATTCTGTCTCCAGCCTTTTTCAGTCTCTCAAGATTGAACGTGGTGATTTCCTTGGCTTTCTCATCGTTTGAAACCAGCATCTTCACGTTGTGTAAGTCGCTATCTGAAGACTTGTCAAGAAACTGTCCCAACGTGGAGGGCTCTTTTGCCTCCATCCTATACTTGTAGGAAATGAACAGCCCGTGCACACGCTGTGTGTCTTTCTCGTTGTTGTACGTGAGGAAGTTGAAATTGTCCACGTCAAACATAAGGCTCTTAGCATCCATGAATTTCTTCATATCACCACCTGTACCTGTAAGAATGGGGGAACATCCCCACCCATACGGAGTGGTGAAACCAGGAACAGCAGCCTGGAAGCCTCTGAGAAAACTCCCCTTACCAATCTCATCTATAATGAGCTTACGGGGTTTTGTACCTGCAATGGCTTCCTCGTTATTACCTTCATCCAGGTTACGGATGAGGATTTGGGAGAATGGGATACGTTCCCCTCCCTTTGTCTTAATCCCTAAAGTCACTTGGTTTTTCCAGTTGTCCTCAATTCGTTGCCACCTCCAATATTCTGGGAGGAAGTTGAGGCCCTTGTCCAACTTGTCCGTGATGAGCTTTATATCTGGAGCGTTAAGACCAGCGATGATGTTCTGTGAGTTTTCGTCAAATGTAGCTCCCCATCCTATGTAAGAGGCCTCAAGCACAGATTTGGCAAAACGCCTGATGCCAAGAATGACTAAGCCTTTCTTTTCCTGCTGTGCCCTGTCTATTTCGTTTGTCACCAACCATTCATTGTCCCTGAGCAGGGGGTTGGAATACTTCTGTGAAATACGTCCTCTCTCATCTATAACATCCACTTCCGTGTGCCAGATGTTCAGGTGCCAATACAAAAAAGGGTTTATATAAACCCCATCCATCATAGCACCGTTCAAGCAAAGATCTTTATGGAAATCAAAGAAAGGTTTATATTCTGCACTCTCCTTGTCTGGAAGACGCTTCTGGTTTATGAACCAATCCTTATAATCTATGCTCTGTAGCTCATTCATTATTTCCTGTTTTTCAGGAAATCTTCAGCCATTCCCGAAAGCTCACCCTTACCCCTCACTTCCACCTTAGCCTCCTCGATGCTCCTGAGTTTTTCAACCACTTCCACCAAGGCAAGATAGTTTTTCATTGTCTCTTGAACAAACTTCCCTTGTGCCTCTATAGAGGCAATCACCATTGGAAGCATACCACCCTTGGAAGTAGGCTTCCATTCGATTCTATCTTTAAGCGTATGGAGGGGGTTGGCATCTACATATTGCTTCCATGATTTGAGCTGTTCTTCAGCCCAATCAAGTTCTGTATTAATGTATGTAGTTTTCTTAATAGTTGTCGCCATTATCCTCGTCCTTTAATATGTTATCAAGGTCCATAGCCTGTTCAATGATGTCATCAATCTCCTTGTCGTCCGTATGGGGAACATCCATTTCAAGCTGTGTCTTGTATTTGTTCAGGGCATAGAACAGCTCATTGTCTGTTATTCCCCAGAAGTCCCCATAGTCAAACAACGCTGTTGATATATGCCTTCCCATATTGTAATTGGGATAGGCATTATGTAGTTGTTGCAGGAGCTTGACAATTTGGTTGTAATGGTTTGTTTTTCTTGTCATCCTTCTCGTTTTATACCAGCAGCCCAGCGCTTTTGGCAGAAAGACTTGTTACAGTGGGTTTAATAACACTGTCCAACAGCCTCTGTATATGCTCATTAGCCATCTGCTTTGTCTCTTCTGTAATTCCAGCTGTAGCGCACATGGCTGCCAGCCTTTCAATAATCATAAAAGCTTCGTGTGTAGAATTCATGTTAAATCGTTTAAATCTTCATCAGACAAGTCCACTCTATATTCAAAATCGTCCTCATCACTATCATTACCTTCCTCTTTATTGGGGTTTTCTCCCTTGGCGAAATACTTGTCGTTATAATATATTGCTATGACATCCTGGTCTACATTGTTCGTGCCAACAATGTCCACATAGTCCACTCCCATCTGGTATACCTCTTGGAGCGTCTCTATAAATATCAATAAGGGAATCTTGTTCAACCTTACATTGTCGTTGTTATTTTCCATTTGTAGCCGTTTTAATTTCTTCTTCCTGTTCCTTTGTAAGCACCTTTGTCCATTTTTGAATGGGACATTCGCAAGACAGGCATTTTGTCTTTGCTGACAGCGTACATCCACAATGTGTACAATGATTGTCAGGCCTGTTGGTCTTGTGGAACCTGGAATGATGGGAACACTCCAGACAAATTGCAATCCTCTGTTCCGACGTATCCCGTATCATCTGTTTCAAATGGGAGGGGGGAATCAGATTGTTCCTCCAACCCTCGTAAATCTGTGACAGCTTCATGGTTGTTTAATTTTGGTTTTAGCTGCTCTATTTGGTTTCTCGTATTGTTCAGCTTGTTCGTGTAAGACTGCCTCTTGGTGTCAGACAGTGTGGGGTCTGTCAGGGCATTCACATAATAAGCCTCCTTCATCCTTTCCTTCTCCATCTTCCTTATTGCCTTCTTGTGATTGTAGAAGAACTTCCCAAACCCAGAAATCTCCACACTGTCGTTCGTCAAAAGGGCTGTATTGGCAGAGCTGAACTGATGGCTCACCACAGCATCCAGAACGTTCTCTGGGAGCATGAGCTTTACGGCCATCATCCTTATCAAATAATCTTTAACCGAAAGACTCCTGGGCTTATCCATGTACAAGCTTTATTTCCAACGTGACATCCTCCTTTTCAAACGGAAGCAGGATGACAGGATTGACCTTCACCTTACTCCCATCCTTCACTAACACATTGATTTTCTTGAGCTTAGAAATAATATTGTTTATTGTTGGAGAGGTTGTAGCATGCTTTTCACAAAACTCCTTCCTATTACTGGCATAGGAAATATTCCCCCTAATAGCTGTAAAAGCTACAAGTTGCACTTCCCTATTTGTAAGATGGAGATTGTTAACAGCTGAGAGCAAACTATAATACTTCTCAGCAATAGCAAACTCATCCTTTTCCACTCTCCTAATCTTCTGCAATACCATTCCCAATATTTAATTTACACAAATATACACAAATAAACCATATAGACAAACACCTTTTTTCAAACAAATAGCTATATTATGCAAACCTCTTCTCTATTCTCTCTAGAGACAATCTATTCCCACCCTACCTCCCCCAAAGGTAAGGCAATAGGTTTTATATTTCCAAATTTATTTTTCCATATACCCATGTTTACAAAAAATCCCTCCCCCTTGAATATAAAAAATTTTTCCTAGCCCCCCCATGCGTTGTATAGATGGGAGAGGTGACTACTCCCCACAGCAACCCCTCCTATAAATTAGCCAATCGGGGATATCCCCACATCATCATTAAAACTAAAACAAAATGGCACTAAATTTCAAAATGTACGAGCGTACATCAACCGAGTTGGAAACAATCGGTACAGTAGCAACAGTAATCGGTAAGGGCGGTTCTCTCCGCTTTGTGCCTGGAACTTTCACAAGTGGCAAGCGAATTGCAATCATCCTTCAGAACAAGAAGGGTGAGAGCACGGTGATTGCCTGCAGTAAGCGTGTTAGCGAAGGCCTGAAGAGTGCGCTTGATGAGGGCACGAGCAAGAAACAAATGCTGTCGGCCATCAGCAAACTCGAGGTGAGCGAGGATGAGGAGGGTAGGAACTTCATCATCGCACCTGTTGGTTCAGGCGGTGTGGAAGAGGCCTTTACCATCGAAGACCTCAACAAGGTAACAACCTCGTTCGAAGATCTTGTGGCCTTCTAACAAAAGGGGCTTTGCCCCTTTTTTATATATAGGGTGGGTTGATAACAACATGGGGTGGGCTTATTAAACACTAAACAAGCTCATAACTCGTTGATTATCAACTCATTCTATATGTATTTTTAGAGGTGTACATCCTCACATGGCTTTTAGATGCTTTGTTTCCATTTGCCAATTCACAAGGCCTATGGCATACATATAGCATTAATTGAAAGAATAAGGTGCATATGGAGACTTCTTTGTCTCTATAGGTCTATACATTTGAACGTGTATAGGTTTAGGTGCTTGAATGGTTGTTGTAAGGTTTGGCCAACCCAGCAATGGGAAGGCCATTCCTATTTTTTAATCCCTAAAAACAAATAAAATGGGAAAATTTAAAGATGTAGGAGAACCTTCATTAGTGTTAATGGAGGAATTGGCTGAAGCCATTCAGGTGATAGCCAAAAAACATCGTTTTGAGGGTGATTGGAATCAAGTTCCAGAGGGTAAGGAGTTGAGTAGGTGGCAGGAACTTGAGGCTGAAATGGAGGATGTCCTCTATCAGTGGAATAGGCTCAAGGAAGAACGCTTGAGAGATTAAAATAATATGGGACTAATCCTTTCTGATGGAACTATCCATGTGATACATTCCATCAAGGAATTTTTGGCTCTTATCAATGACCTGAGAGGTCAATAGAGCCATAATTCTTCCGAAAACCCCCAAGAAGGCAAATGTATGTGTGTTTAGCATTTGCCTTCTTTTTTTATTGTTGAGCATTCTATAGGCCTATAGTTCAATGGACAGAACATCTGCCTTCTAAGCAGACAATAGTGGTTCGATTCCACTTAGGCCTACTAACCAAAACCTAAAAAAATGAAGAAGTTCTCAATTCTTTTGACAACAGCAGCATTGCCATTTTTGCTTGTATGGATGGCTTTCATCCTTACAGCAGGATCGTTCAATCCAATCAGTGGTGTGTTTCAACAACCAGGATTCTGGTTTATAAGCACCATATATTGGATACTTTGGACATGTATGCTGCCTGCAACAATTGACCTTATTAATGAGTCAGTGTAAAATAATTGGAAGAAAACTGAAGACAGGGATAGTTTGCCTATATGGTTTAGAAACCTGTCATTTTTTTAATTCTTTAAATTCCAAAAAATGGAAAAGAAAATCAAAGTAATGGAAGCCTTGCTCTCTTGCAGCAATGGGCTTTCCAAAGAGGAAATCTTATGGGCTGAATCACATTTGCCCAATGAAAATGGTAAAAAGTGCACAATTGGACCTAACAGTGTGGTGAGGTTCAATCATGATGCTAACACCATCAATGAGGCAATGAACATCAGTGTCTCAAACATGGAAGATGTGGCTGATTTGATTGCAACCAGCGTAAGAGACAGTCCAAAGTTGTCCATTGCTGTAGAAAAAGTGATTCAGAATGCTCACGCTGTCCCTAATTTCTGGGAAATGCTCGCATTGAAGGCTGTTAAAGATTGTCATGACCACTTTGCATCAAAGATGAAGGGTCTTGAGCAATTGCCTGACCATCTAGAGCAAATAAAGAAAATGATGGAAGAGTTGAAGAAACTCAAGGGAGATAACCCTGAATAAGCCTGCTCAATTCCTGCAAACAAATGGGGTCAGATAAAATAATTGTCTGGCCCCTTTTTTTAAACAAAAAAAACCCAAAAAATCAAAATGGAACAAATTACCGTTTCAATCCCCGAAACTGCTGTTCACAGCAGAGTTGACAAACTTGTGGCGTATAAACTTCGTCATGAGAAAATCCAGCAAATGCTCGTAGATGTAATGGACGTAAGTAAAACCAATGCAATTGCTGGCTTGGTGCACACTGTGAGCGAGGAATTTGCCAAGATGAAAGACCAAATTATTGACTCTTATGTTGAGAGCAAGAAGACGGTCATCAATTTGTCAGGCAAGCTCAAATTTGAGACAAAGGGCACAGAGCATGCTGAAATGCCCAAATTGCTTGCATTTTTGACATTGTTCAAGCAGGCAATGATTGTTGGCCCCACTGGTTCAGGCAAATCCACAATTGCTAAACAGGTGGCAGATGTAATGAAACTGCGGTATGCATCATTCTCATGTAATGCAGAGGCCTCAAAGAGCGAACTTGTGGGTTTTGCCAACATCAATGGCTACATCACCTCTCAATTCCTTGACTTTTATGAGAACGGTGGTGTTTTCCTTATTGATGAATATGATGCCATGAGTCCAAGCATTGCTGTTGTCCTCAATGCTGTGTTTGACCGTACAGGACAGATTTCTGTTCCCAACCGTATGGAAAACCCCATTGCAAAGAAGCATAAGGATTTCTATTGCATTCTGGCAGGTAATACATGGGGATCTGGCTCTGTTGAATACCAGGGCAGAGAGATGCAGGATATGGCATTTCTAGACCGCTTCAAACTGTGTCGCATCACCATCAATTATGATGAGCAGATTGAGCGTTCTATTGCAGGCCAGCATTACGAGTGGATGTTGAAAATCAGGGAATTCATGAACAAGTATGTAGAGAATGAGAAATTCTCTACACGTAGTATTTATGATGCTACGATGCTTTTGCATAATGATTTCACTGCAAAGGATGTGCTTGACATGATTTCTGCTCATTGGGACGAGAGTCTTCAGAAGAAACTTATGGAAAAGCTCAACTAATATCCGCTTTGATTTCCAATATGGAAGGGTGTGGAGAAATCTGCATCCTTCCTTTTTTTAACCAAAATCACATAACGTGAAAAAGTTTGTAAAAGACAATGTCCATCACATTGTGTATGAAGATCTCAATGAGTTCTTTACGCTCACTGATGGAACAAAGCCTCCTGCTGATAAGCACAGAGCAAACAAAATGAAGGTGAAACTCCTCACCTCAAGAGATAGATGGACTTATGGGGATGATGAGATAAGAGGTGTATATCTTGACCAGCGTTCCAGTCCTGAAAAGGGTAAGGATATATGTGCTGATGCTGTTAAAAGCACAATGGCAGAAAAGGAATACAAATCCCTTGTAAAGATGGCTCTTACATATAAGAAGAAACTGAAATTCGATGATGTGAGAGGCAGGCTTACAGTGCCTAGGGCTATTGCAGGTGAGGATAAGTGCTTTGCCATGAGAACAAATAGTTCCAAACCCACAGTGAAAATAGCCATAAACATATGTGGCTCTGCTTGTGTGGAGAAGGAGCAATTTGAAAATGTGGCAAAAACAGCAATCCCCACAATATATGCTCTTGAAGCAGCAGGTATTCCTACAGAGGTGTATTATTGTGCGTTTGTAAATGGTTGTCATGAAACCAAGGAGTTCAAATACACAGCCACTCATGTGAAGGTGAAATCTGCACAGGAGAGGTTCAATTGGACTACATTTGCACCCATTTTCTGTTTAGGTTCCTATCGTGAGGGTATTTTCAACTCATGGTGGGCATCTGAATACCACGCAAATGATGGTCTTGGTTGTCCTATGGAATCTTCTGATATAGAGAGGAAGGGCAATTTTGGCTATACATCTGTAATAGGCCTGAATGCTGCAGGGCCTGTAGACACGGTGAAAACAATATTTGATAACCTGAAGGGAGCCCGTAAATAACGGGCTTTCTTCACAAAATGTTTAATATGAAAAGCATAACTGTAGGAGATGTCACATTTAATCATGGCGATTATGTTGTTGCCACTTTAGCTGGTACTTTATCAAGAGGATATGAAGATTGTGAAGGCTACGATCCACTTTCTGAAGTTTGGGAGTATGAATGTTTTGATGGAGAGGATGATAATGGAGATGAATGTAGTTTGGTGAAGGTGGTGGGCAGAATCTCTATTAATCATGATGGTAAGGCATATATATGCCAAAACTTCTGTGATGGATGTAACGGTGTAACAGACAGATTTGGATTTAGGCATAGTTGGACATTTTCTGTCAACAGTGATGGTACAATGAGCAGTGACACGAAACACTTGGAATTGCTTGATAGGTCAAATGAACATCGTGTTGATGTACATGATGATCGTGATGATGACGACCCTATGCCTGAAAATTGGGAACCAACAGAAATTGACATAATTACAATCGACTAACATGAAACTACTAAAGAACCTACTGTGCAAAAGCGAAATCGAAAAGCTTGAAAAAGAGAACGATTCGCTAAGACAAAAGCTCCTTGACAAACAGGAGCAAATCAACAAAACAAATGCCTATTATAAAAGGCTAATGTATAACAAAAAACAAAAGAAATAGGTTTCGGTGTTGAGAGCCCCTGCACAATTGTATTTCTATACATATGTGTATGGGGCATTTTTAAATTAAATTTATGAAAAAGATTGTAATTTTATTAATTGGTGTGTCTTTGATGGGATGTTCAGCCAATTCCTATAATAGGAAAACTCTCTCTAGAAGGGAAATAAAAAGGGCTATGAGCTATTCCGATTGGAGATATACCCAACCACAAGTCGAGATTCGTATTGCAAACAATTAAAATCAAAAACCATGAGCTACCACGCTATTGGAAGATTGAAGTTCAGGAACTACAAACCCCTATCTATTACAAAAGACATGCTGTTCCACACGCACAACTATGAGGGAGCATCTGTCATTTATCAGGTGGGGTATGTTCCTCCAACAGACCAGGAAACATTCATTCAATTAAATGGCTATCCCGTTGAACCCTATATAGAGTTTGATGGGGAAATCGTTGCTGAAGGCCAGGAAATGATTGGCTGGTTTGATGAAGGAGAGCATTCAGATGAGCTCTCTGACATTACGCTCAAGCAAATCAACACCATCATTCAGGATTTTGATGGATGGATGATGTTCGAGGCTGATGTGTTTCTTCTTGATGATGAAGAATCTATGGAAGAAATAGAAGAAATCATTCCCATCCTCATAGAGAACAAGGTGGTAATTTCTTTTCCTGACAACTTTGAAGAGGAATATGATGATGAGCCTGAACATGATGGTGCAGGATTCACTCATGAAGACAACTTTCAAACATTTAAAGATGAAAAAATTAATCCAGATGATCTTTGGAATCCCTAAAAAGGGAGAACAAACAAAATCAAGCTACCACACCGTTGGAAATCACCAAACCACACAGCAAATGTGGATGAGACAATTCAACGTAGGTATGCTGTACGACAGAAAAACAATTTACATTAATCATTAAAAACAAAAACAATGAAAAAGTCAACAACAAAGAAAGCAGCACTGAAAGAATTCCAAATTGATTACAAAGCAGCACTGAAAAACATGAAATGGCTTACAGAAAAAAGCAACATTAAGTTCAGAAACTTGGCAGGAATCAATAGACCAACTTCACCAAGTCATGTTACAAAACTTACAAGGTCTTATCAAGTATTGGGCTCTTTAAGGCCAATGATTATTGCTGAAATCTCTTTTCTTACAGGAGTTAAAGAAAAGTATATCATTGATGGCCAGCACAGTTTTAATGTTCATATGAGATTTGGATGGGATGTTCCATATGTAACAATTCAAGTGAAGGACAAAAGAGATCTTGTAGAGAAGATTGCTCTTCTTAACGCTTCTTCCAAAACATGGAGCATGCAGGATTATGTTACAGCATGGGCTTGTCTTGAGGAGGATTACATAAAGCTTAATCGTTATTTTAAGATTTACGATCTTGAAATCTGCGAATTGGCAGCAATTCTAATGGGTAATATTACAGGAACACCAGTTACTAACAGAATTATCAAGACTGGTCAATTTAAAATTGTCAATGAAGGGCATAATTTAGAAATTCTTGGATTTATCACTGACATGCTAAAGATTGTACCAAGGATGAATCGCTTTGAGAATAGATATGCTATTAAAGAGTATGTCAAATTCTTGAGAGCAACTCCTAAATATGACCATGAATTGTTTTTATCAAAACTTCAGAAGAACAAAGAAAAGTTTATTCTTGCCACTCAAGAAGAAGGTAGACTGTCTGAACTGTTTGAGAAACTCTCTTAATTTACATAAACCTCCAATTTGTCATGAAAACAAGAACAAGAATCAGAATGGCAAACCCAAATGCCAAATTAGTGTATTCCACCACATTCTATAAGGAAATTTCCTCAGATGTGCAGGTGTACACAGCAGCTAATGCTGCAAAACTCTTTGATGTGATATTTCCGCATCCATCAGAGAGAGTGAAAGTCATCAATGGCATGTATTCCTACAAGCCAAGTGAAGAATATCGTGCATATTCTTCAAAGTTCAAAAAATAAACAGTATTTTTGTAAACCCCTGGGCATGCATGGGAATTTTCCTGTGCATGCTCTTTTTAAAAACCCTCTCAAAATGAGACAATTCAAAATAGAAATCATCAATTCCGAAAAATCCTTCTACACAAAAGAAGAAATTCTTCATCATTTGAAGGAAGTAGAAGAGGCAAACACACAAAAGCTTGAAAGTAAAGATGTTATTGTAAACAGAGATGAATACACTGTTGAATACAAAGGAGTTAAGAGAAGACTTCCCAGAAAGGTGACAGAACTGATATCCTATTTCATCTGTAATGAAGGTAAGTCTATCACAAGAGACAAAATCCTCAATGATATCTGGGGCTCTGATGTGATTGTAGGTGATCGTACAGTGGATGTGCATGTCAGACTTATTAGAAAAAACCTGTTTGACAAATGCATAACAACAGTGAAAGGAGTGGGGTATAAATGGTAAAACTTTTTAAAATTATAAACAGGTACACGCTTCCCATCTAGAAGGATAATGAAGGAAATAATACGTTCCCTAAGACCTGTTTATTTTAAAACAAATTAAAACAACATGAAACAGACATCAATAGAATGGGTATTACAATACCTAAATAATGTAAAGCCAAACGAGTTTTGTTCAATAGAAAAAATAAAAGAACTACTTGAACAAGCCAAAATAATGCACAAGCAAGAGATAATAGATGCTTACGATAAAAACAAAATGGGTAGAGTTAACTACGGTGAACAATACTATCAAGAAACATTTGGTGGTAAGGGAAGTGATGAAGTAAAAGAAGAATCACTCGTTGAAAAAATGATACCTCATCAATTAAAATATAATTTAGATGTGATGGAGAAGTTAATAAGGACATCTCCCCAACAAGAAATATCAGATGAAGAAATAGAGAAAGCAGCAAAAGAATGCAGATTTGAAGATATTTCAGTTGGCTCTTTAGATTTTGAATTAGGAGCTAAATGGTATAGAGAACAATTAAAACAAAGACAATGACACTAATGATTGACCCACCATCAGGATGGCAGTATGGGTTTCCTAAACCTATTCCTGAAGATAGAAGACAAGATGTTAATGTATGGCTGGTAGAACAAGGTTATCCTCAAAAGCTTATAGATGAGCTTGGAGAGCATTTTTATTGTAGATATTGGGAAACTACACCTGATGAGGTATAATGTGTTTGATTAACCAATTTATACCATTTATTTGTAAATATCAATTAATGTACGTACATTTGCTGTAAATTTACATTAAAAGGTATAATATGGAAAACAATTTGATTTATGCATTGTACTGTCCAATACACAATAAACCTGTATATGTTGGACAATCAAGTGTTGGGATGAAAAGACCCTTTGAACACATTAAAGAAAAGTCTCATAGTATCAAAGTTCATGGCTGGATTAAAGATTTGAGGCAACAAGGATTAGAACCTATTCTTGTTATACTTGAACACAACTTTGAAGACAAGTATCTTAATGACAAAGAACAATTTTGGATTAATAAGCATTTAAACCAAGGATGTTTACTATTTAATCAAAATGGTGTATCACCAGCATTTTATCAATCAACAGAATTTGATATCATTAATGCAGACTTTCTATTTGAAATAAGAATGTTTATAAAAGGTAGAAGAAAGGTATTAAAGATGACACAAAGAGAACTTGCTGAAAAAGCAGGAGTTGGGATAAGATTCTTAAGAGAACTGGAACAAGGTACTAAATCAAACTTTAATACTGCATCTATAGAGAAAGTATTAATGCTTATGGGAAATGTTAGACTTTCAGTAGTTAGAGTCTTATGATGTGTCATAAAAGACACAAATTGCACCCTTTTGGGTGTAATATAACACATTAAAAACCAAACAACATGTGGAAAGTACATTTAGTCAATCTCTTCTTCACCTCTATAATCAGCATTGTATGGGTGTATTTGATAGACAAGGAGATTGCACGTAAGAAAAAACATTAAATTTACAAACATGAATGTGCTGATTTATGACATCGAGACTATGAAAGAAATCTTTCTGATGGTTGTTTACAATCCACAGAAGGATGAAACTCATACATTTGAAGTGAGCAAGTGGGCCAACCAAGTTGACTCACTTACATCATTCATAGAAGCCCACAATGACCATTATTGGGTGGGATATAACAATCTTAGATTTGACAGTCAGGTGGTTGAATGGGTGATTAGGAATCATCAAGAATGGCATGAACTGGGACATGAGGAAATTGTTTCCAAAATATGTCAAAAGGCTCAAGATGTCATACATGATGCTAATTATGACGTGTTTCCTGAATACAGGGAAGACCAATTGAGTTTTAAACAATTAGATCTCTTTAGAATACACCATTTTGACAACAAAAACAGGCGTGTTTCTCTAAAGAGGCTTGAGTTTGAAATGGATCTTGAGAACATAGAAGAAATGCCCATCCACTACACAAAAACCAACATGACAGAGCAGGACAGACAAATCATCATTGACTATTGTAAGAATGATGTGTTTGCCACCTATCAGTTCTATCTTGTCACTATTGGTGAAACATCCCATCCCTTATATAAGGGAAACAATCAGATAGAATTGAGGATGGACATACAGGAGGAATTTGGCATCAAA